GGCCACAGAGAAGCGTGCATTCCGGGGAGAACTCCGTCGGGACAGCAGTCTTTATCAGTCATAACGATCGTGGAGTTAGTGAAGAACCAGTGTGCCTGAGTCCACGTTCCTGGCATCCCGTAGCAATCCTCAATCACCTTCGCGATCGGGTCCACGGTTTCTGACCGCATTACGAGGTTCCAACGTGAGAAATCTGTTTCAAGAAAGCAACTCCTCTGGTTTGATCTCGGTTTCGAGATGTCGTATAGCCGACGTTTGGTGTCGGTCGAAGACATAGTCATAGTCTGCTGCGGAACGTAATCCTTCATCAGTTGCTCACCTAAATTGTATTCGATCAAGGTGAAGAAGCACCGAACAGCGAGGGGTAGCTTGCAAAAACACCGCGCAGCTCGCTTAAGCTCTCTTTCTTTCTGAGTGAGTTCAACAATAAGCTCATCTTTCCCAAATCCACGACGCGAGAATCGATCGACTAAGGCTCGCATGTCGATTTGCTTCTCTCGTAGCGCGGCCAGAAGTAGTCGCTTATCCGCTTTGTCGCCGCCGTACCAGAAATTTGCTGCTTTGTGCGCCCCCGGACAAATCGCCTTGTCGTCTAGAAACTTAAGGTAATCGTCCGAGTAGTCGAAGTCAAGGAATTGACCGAATTCTACGTGGTCAAGATCAGATTGGGGGTACGAACTCATCGGAAGAGAAGTAACACGTGATTGCCAAAGTCTCCTTAAGGCAGTTCCCGGAGCGGGCTTAAGCGAAAGAGGCGGCCACGTCTGGTGTTTGTTGATGTAAGCTGAGAGAATGACATGCTTGAAGGCTCTCAATGACCTAAGTACTTGCATCGGATGAACGAATCCGTAGTTCAACGCCTCTGCTTTAACCGACGCCGCAGAGAGCCGAGGGTCTACTGTCGGGTGACCTGAGAGCTTGATAAGACCGAACAACTCAGCGCAATCTGCTAGACTGTCTACTCTCCGGGCGATCGCGTCGAGAGTGGAAGTCATTGCAATGCGTCCTTTGATTTTCTTTTCTTTTTCTTCGAGCTTTCGAAGTGTGCGCAGGTACGAGGTGACCGGCAGTATATCACCGCCTGAAATCGTGTTTAGTCGTGCCTTGAATATCGCCTCCGGTGCCTTGATTAACTCGTAACCGTCTTCGCCGTACACGGTGAGACAGGATTCTTGCCAATCTAACAGGTCGGTCACGTAACTCCGAAGTAACGCGGTTCCGTTGTGAAGTCCGATGTCGAGAGCATAATAGGTGTTAAACCTCATTAGACACACGTCTTGTAACATTTGGAGGTGTTCATAAGTGCATATAAAACACTTGTTACTTAGCTGCGCGAGAAGCGCGTACTTTGTGAAAACCCACGTCACAGCTCCCTGTTTGTAAGTCCTGATACGCATATCGTGTCGTGTAGTTGCGTACCACATTCGGTATTCTTCTACGATTCGGTCCCAGCATGCCGCATTATTCGCCCAGTGGTGTGTAACACTTGTTGGGTTACTTTTAACTCGCTCAAGTCTTTGTTTGTGTTTGTGTAATTCTTCCGGCTTCAATACGTCAGAACAGTATTGAAGGTGAGACTGCATGACGCAATCGAATGTATAGGACGCGACCTGTGCGTCTTGGTCTACCCG